GCCCTACCGGGAGCGGCAGAAGCGTGTTCTCTATCCGCCGAAAGAAAGCAATCGTGACCATCTGTGCGGAATCATCGACACCATCCTTGCAGAAAAGCCGGAGGATTACGAAGCGTTTCTGCAAAAACTGGAACAGCAGGGCTATGAGGTGAAGCGTGGCAAGTACACCTCCGTCAAGGGTGCACGGCAGAAACGGTTTGTCCGTTTCCGCACTCTGGGCACCGGGTACAGTGAGGACGAGATCAAGGCGGTGCTGGAGGGCAAGGCAAAACACCAGCCGTACCAGAAGCATCCGCCGAAAGAACAGTCCTTCCAGTTGCTGGTGGATATTCAGGGAAAAATGGCAGAGGGCAAAAGCATCGGCTACAAAAAGTGGGCAACGAAGTTCAACCTGAAAGAGATGTCCAAAACGCTGCTATTTTTACAGGAACAGAAAATCGGCAGTGCCGAGGAACTGCGGGAACGCGCAGCGGCGGCGACGGAACGGTATCATGCCATGGGCGATTCCATCAAGGCAGCAGAAGCGAGGTTGACGGAAATTGCTGTGCTAAAAACCCACATCATCAACTACGCCAAGACCCGTGAGGTGTACGCCGCTTATCGGAAAGCCGGGTACAGCAAGGCGTTTCTGGAAGCTCACCGGGAGGAAATCACTCTGCACAAGGCGGCGAAAGCTGCCTTTGACGAGGCAGGGCTACAAAAATTGCCGAAGGTCAAGGCGTTGGATGCGGAGTTTGCAGAACTGCTGACCAAAAAGAAAGCAGCCCACCCGGACTACCGCAAGGCACGGAACGAGATGCAGGAACTGGTTCGGGCACAGAAAAACGTAGAACGATTTTTTGCGGAGGAAAAGGACACCACCGAGAAAACCCAGACCCGATAAGAGAATACCGCCGAGGATTCTTCCCGTTTTGGGAGGCATCCTAGGCGGTATTTTTTAGTTTATATAGCAGCAATCCTGTTTTACGAGCCAATCTTCACACAGCTGCTGAGCTTCGGTTTTTGTGCAGCAGGTGCATTTGCCACGGATAGAACAGTAAGTGTAGTGTACCTTCGGGACACCATTAGCATCTCGGAAATCAACGCAGCGTTCCTCACCGGGCAGCAGATAGATCGTATCCACGTTTAACAGCTCCTTTTAACTCCGTTCGTGTGCAAACCGCACAACACGCAACGCCTGCTATTGTACCATGAACTATCAAATTCTTCCATTGACCCTTACGCCAAAAAGGAACCGGATTTTTCGTAGGATGTGACGATTGACATCTTCAAAAGCGTCCCGCCAGGATGCGCAGCCTGCATTGGAAAATGCAGATCAAAGGGGCTTGGGGCACTCCCCCAACAAGCATTTCGCAACGCAAAATAGGCGTTTGTATAGACGGACGCACTGCTTGCACCCGCTATGCGTCCTTTTAGTCCGCATATAGTTTTGATGAGCAGGGGCAGCACACCGAGAACAACGGCAGCGAGAATATGATCATCCACGAGGATAATCTGGAGGCACTGAAAGCCTTGCTGCCACAGTATCATCGTCGCTCGTGATGATGTTGTCACTGCGGCTGGTCTGCCTGGCGTATTTATTAATTTTGTTTATCCATACCTATATTATACCACTTTTTGCGACTATTTGCATTATGCGGTATTGCCTTAGAAAAAGTGATGATTTGTGGTCCTCGGCTAAGGCAGTGTCTTGTGTCGGGGATTATTTCAAATCACGTGGTTCGCAATTGAGCGGATATGCGGACAAATTGGACTCATACATATCCAAAAACACAAAAATACGGTTCTCAAAAAATTCCGCAAAAAAGTGTAGTTTCTCTATTGCCTTTTTCGCCCGAGTGTAATATGATATGTACATCATAACGATTGGAGGTTCATACATGGCGGAAACTAAGGCGAAGAAGCTGTCTTATGACGAGATGTTCAACTCGACCACAATGTTCTACATTAATGATAGCTGCGAAGAGTCCATCAGAAAAACAATTGATGCTCAGACTGCGGATATCCTTGTTGGGCTTAAGACCATTACCAGCAAGGAAACGCTGAAGCAATACATTATCGATCATAAGGATTCTTTGGACAGACTCACCTCTGTTGCAGAAATCTCTGAAGAAAGATTCAAGCGGATGGTTTCGATGATAAGGAAAGACCGCGGTTTCGTATTTGCAACAGAATGGGGGCTCAGTAAGATCCGTTCTGCGATGATGGAAAGCCCAGCAATGATGGAAAGCGTTTTGAATCTCATTTGGGATGGGAAACACGATCCCAAGATGCAGGCATGTATCCCTCCGTTTTATTTAGAGAATATGGCTATGGACGATAGTACCCTCGCCAAAATTCAAGACGAGGGTAGTGTCCGCCAGTTGGTGAAACGTGGGTTAGAAGGCACCTACAGCAATATGATCGGAGATGCAATACTGGCAGATATAGAAAAAGAATTGAAAAGGGTCTGTGCGAAGCATGGGCTTGAATATCAGAAAAATGTTCGGATTCCTAAACTTGACCGGGCTGTCAGTTTTGTCTTGGAATCTCCTGCCAAACCAAAGCTTATCCTCGATGTTTCATATAGCGTTACTACTTCAAGTAGCCAAGGAAGCAAAAAGGAAGCCGCAAGGAAAACGGAAGCCGTTATAAAAACCGAACGGGATGCTGGGAATAACATCATCTTCGTTAATTTCCTGGATGGGGCCGGTTGGATAGGCAGACAGGCAGACCTCAAGGAAATCCATAGGTGCTCTGACTATGTCCTCAACTTCCAGAACATGGGGCTGCTGGAGGACATCATCGATACCCACATCGACGAATTATAATACGGAGGTATTTGTACAATGAACGCTGAAGAAAGAAAAGCAAAGCTGAAAAAATTCACTGATCATCCGGAACTGGCCTGCCGCACAGGCATCCCGATTACTTACCACGGTAGCATCATTACCCTGAACGCATATGAAATCCCGCTGGAATATCTCGTGTACAACCCGTATAACGGAAGAATCGGGAGCGTGGTCAAATCATATGAAAGACAGAACCATCAGCTTGACCCTGAAGACCCGGGAGATAAGAAGATTATCGAAAAGTTTCTCTGGGATTCGAAACCAGATGCAAATAAGAAGACAAAGGAACGTCTTCTGAAGGAACACCAGCAGAAGCATGGGATCGTTACAGCAGACGGTATTATCATCGACGGTAACCGACGTGCAAGCCTTTTGAACAATATCATGGCTGATAATTCCATCCCTTATACGGAAAAGGGTCACTGCCGCTTCTTCATTGCAATCATCCTTCCGGAGGATGCTGATAAAAAAGAGATCCTGGCTCTTGAGACCACATACCAGATGGGAGAAGATGCCAAGGTCGATTATAACCCTATTGAAAAATACCTTAAGGCCAAGGATCTGAAAGATGCCGGCTTTATGGATGATGATATTGCGAACATGATGGACTGCAAACCCGGAGAGGTCAGGACGATGCTTTCTGCTCTGCAGCTCATGGACGAATACCTTGATGAATATGGATATTCAGGAATGTATACGCAGCTTGATAAGAATGAAGACTCGTTCTTGAAGTTGGATTCTGCACTCAGGAAATATAAAGCCGGTGTAGCGTCAATGTGGGACTACGATCCGGAAGCGGACGTGGCAGACCTTAAACTTGTGGCGTTTGATTATATCCGTGCGAATTTTGAGCAGACGCTTTTCCGTGACATCATTTCGGCACCTACTCCCAAGAACCCGGCGGCAAGCTTCTTTGCCAAGAAAGAGGTGTGGGAGCAGTTCAGGGATAAGCACTTTGAGACTACTGCTGACGTTGAGGAAGAAAGCGTTGATGACATTATGTCTAAAAACCCGCCGGATCTCAGCCGTGCAT